AAATGCTGATAATCCAACTATGCCAGTAAGATTAAACATCCAGTCTGTTCCGTATTTTCTTAAGTTTACCTCTCTTTTTCTAGCAGAGTCTCTATCTTCTACTTCTAATCTATAAAGTTCTACCAATCTATCATGAGCTTCAGCTTTCTGATCTGCACTTAAGTCTGGGTCTTTATCTATTAATTTTTTAACCACTCCTAAAAGACCTTTATCTGGAAGCACATCACCTACAACATCTATTATAGTAGAACCAGCTCCTAGTAGAAACTTACCTAATCCTGTTTCTTTAAAAGGTTTTTTATCTTTCATTATTTGTATTTAAATTGGGCTTTAATATCAGGGTTTTCTTTTTGAATTTGCTTTGAGTAGTTTTCAAACTGCTGTGGAGTAACTCCTTTAGCTGGTTTGTATGTTGGAATAGCACCACCTTCTTGTAATCTATTAGCACCTCTTTTAACAAATTTAGAAAACTTACCAAGATTAGCGCCTGTTGGTGTGGGTATTTTTTCACCATACTTCTCATTGATAGCGTTAACTAGATTCTCTGTTTGAGATTCAGTTAATTTACCTTTACTTTTTTTAGTGTCATCACCAGGTCCTTCGTTTATTTTACTCAAAGGACTTGAGTATTTCATTTTAAATGGCATATTTATTTAGTTTTAGATTTGTTATAAGCTTCTTTTTCCCAAGGAAGATTTTTAGCACCTTCTTCCATTTGTGCTCTTGAATATTTTTTACCTTTCCAAAAAACTGCACTATCATTATAATCAAGATCACCTCTTTTCATTTGATCAAGATGAACTTTCTCGTGCTTTATAACATCATCTATTTGTTTAGAGTCAGTTATATTTTTGTTTATTAATATACTGCCATTTCTGTCAGCTTTACCTAGGACACCATCACCTAAGTCTACGTTGTAGATAGGTGTGTTATCCATAAAGTAAGGAGGACTATTTAGTTTGAACGCCATTATAAGGGAACATGTTATTTAAAGTTTCTTTTCTTTTTTGGCAACCACAAGGGATATTAAGACCCTCTGATACTTTATCAACAACAGATTTAATACCAGTTGCTGTAGTTATCTTTTCTATAGTGTCACCTAACCCCTTGGATTCCATTACTTAGAACAGTGTTTACTCATCCAAGATCCAGTCATCTTCATAGGAGAACAACTCATTTTAGCTGGAGATCCATACATAGACATTGGACTATCGTCTTTCATTCCTGCTTGAGCGTTTTTTGCATAGTTTTTTCTAGCTGATGCATCAAGTGATTGGTTGCTTGCTTCTTTAACGTTGTAAGCTGTTTTTTTACTAATGTTTGGCATAATTATTTCTTTTTTGAGATTCTTTTTTCTATTCTTGCTGCTCTCTTGTTTAACCTGTCATGTTTAGCTCTTGCTGCTTTACCTTCCATCTGACCTCTAGAACCAGTATTGTAATCAGATTTAACTTTAGCAGCTTTATCTTTTGTTTTAGCTAGTCTAGCTTCTTGCTTTGTTGTTCCAGATTTTCTTGTTTCAGAAACTGGCTTAGCCATTCCAGCTTTTATCTTAGGATTAGTTTCAGCTAGCTTAACACTTTTTTCAGAAGTTTTTAGTTTAACTTCTTTTTTTTGCTCTATTGTTTTTTTAGTAGGTGTTTTTTCTGTAGATATTGGTTTAACAGGTGTAGGTTTTGCCACACTAGTATCTACACCATTCACAAAAGGATTGTTAGCTTTATTACCTGGTTTAGATAAACTAGCTGTAAACTCATTAGATAAGTTTTTAGTAGAAGATTTACTAGCTAACTCAGCTTTAGTGTATATTCCCTTAGATTGTCTTTGAGAAGACGTTTCTATGTTAGCTTTTTGTCCTGTTAAAGCTCTTTTTATAATTCCGTCTTTTGTGTCTCCAATTGCATTTAATGGAGAACCTTTCATTTTAAATGGCATAGTTTTATTTTTTTATTATTAGCATTTCCACTTACGTCTTGCAATGTCGTTTGGACAGTCACCGTTTTTATCTGGATTTTTACATTTTTTAATACCAGCTGATCTAGCACAGTATGATTTTTTTCTACTACCACCTTCTGGTTGAGGTGCTTGTAAGTTTCCACCAGTTTCCCTGTTGTACTTTCTTCTTTCCTCAGCAGACATACCTGCTTTGTATGGTTTGGTCCTTAAAAAAGGAGATTTACTTTGTACGTATGCCATTATATTAGTTTGTATTTTGATTTGCCATTTAATTTGTAAGCCTTCATAATTCTTCTTCTATTTTCATCAGAAGAAACATAACTAACATGCACCCAGTCAGGATTATTATCGTTTCCAAATTCCCAAATTAATTGATCGAAATCTAAGTTGTTTTTTATATACTCAAACATTTCTGCATTAGTCTTGTGACCAAAGGTATCGTCAATATCAATCGCTCTACCCTCGCAATGCTGAGATCTATTGCTTCCGCCTATAGCTGAATTTAATTCTTTACATCTGTAAAATGAATTAATTTTAATAGGTCCATTAACCCATTCTCTAAGCGGTTCAAAAACAAGTTCAGCAATTATCTGCATGTTAACCATGTGATATGGTTCAGGCGTGTTGTCTATATCAAGTCTTAGTGCAGTTCTTGAATAAACACCTTCTTTGTCAGATACATGCTTACTAATCATTTTATTTCTTCTTATACAAGTGATACCACTTATTAACAGTATACCCTATAGTAACTACTAATAACATGATCTTCAATACAGGCTCGATGCTCGTCATAGAAACTAATAAAGATATTGCGTTTATTGCATAAAGCTTAATATCAGCCCCTGCCATTTCCCTTAGCATAAGTCTTAGACGTAATAGGTCCTTCTGAATAAGGTACATCTGACATATTAACCTTCATACCATTTTTTCCACTGCTAGAGCCTTTACCCATTGGAAAACCAGTAGTATCTAACGGCCCATCCCACAAAGCATTAGCTCCAGTAGTGCCGTGAGCTTCTATTTTACTTACAGCTGGTGTTGTAGTTTTTTTCATAATATTTTTTATTAGTTTAATCATTATTCTTTGTAACCTTCTACTCTTGCCTTTATAACATCTGCTCTAGTGATTTTACCATCACCAGTTTGATCTTTCATAAACATAGGAGTTCTATTACCCATAGACATTTGTCTTTGCTCTACATCACCGTAAAGACCTTGAGCAGCAGTTTGAGTCATATCATTAAAAACAGGTTTAGCCATACCAAGTGTGTTACTAGGTGCTGGTGGAACAGCAGTTTGCTGAACTGGCATACCAGTCATAGGATCTAATACCTCTTGTTGTTGAGCAGGATTTAATGTACTAAATATACCACCTCTTGTGTTGTTCATATTATCTATTTTTATCTTTATTTACATTATCAATTGCAGTCTTTAGAACAGTATCCATGTAAGTTTTACCTTGCATTATTTTGTTTCTTCTATGACTTGTAGGTATATCTTCTTCACCAAGCATAATACGATACATTCTACTTATAAGTTGTTTGCACTTAAATGAAACTTTATATATATGATATTTTTGAGTGGTGTGGTTTCTTTCTCTCCAAACCGTAATCCACCCTTCTTTCAATAATCTGTTCCAGCGCGTGTTATCCCAACTATAAGCATACGTACCGATTTTATAATCTTGTTTGGTAAAAAAACCCATACAATCAAAGTAGATCAGTAACTCTAAATCCGCATCAGTTAAGTCGTTGTTTCTACAAGCCCATTGTCTTATTATCCGATAATGTTTTAACAAGTTCAATTCTTTAATATCACTTGCTTCTAGCCTTTTCATAGAACAACAACTACATCCTGAATTTTTATAATATGGTAAATATCTTTATCTACCTCTATTTTATGTCCAGCATGACGATCATAATAAATTTGATCACCTTCTTTTATTCCAGCTGTTTCATCACCAACAGAAACAACAGTAGCCATAATATACCTAATGTCTTCTCTTTGGTTTTCAGCAAGAAGTAAACCACCTTTTGTTTCAGTGGTACCTTCTTTTACTTTTTCTATTATTAAGTTTCTACCTATTGCCTTCATTAATCCTTAAGTTATTAATTACACAATCCGTAGATAAAATAGTTGTAGCAACTGAAGCAGCGTTTCTAAGTGCACTTTTAGTAACTAGTAGTGGATCAATAATCCCGTGTTTGATCATATTAACCTTTTTACCAGTTATCACATTTAAACCCATTCCTTTGCCTCTTTTAGATTCTTGGTATTCTATACTTGCATTTTCTAAAATGGTCTTAAATGGCGCCTTAATAGCCTCTAGCAGCGCTTCTTCACCTATTGTATTAGCTTTAACTGTTTCCGATGCGTTTAACAGGGCAATTCCACCACCAGGTACAATACCTTCTTTGATTGCGGCTTTAGTTGCGCAGATAGCATCTTCAACTCTATCTTTCTTTTCTTTTAATTCTATTTCTGAATTAGCACCTACTTTTACTATAGCTATTTTAGCTGCTAGTCTTGCTAATCTTTTTTCAAGCTTTACTATTTCGTAAGGCTCTTTAGTTGTAACAAGTTTTTCTTTAATACCTTTTATAGTATTTTGAACCTCTTCTGAAACTTCTCCAACTTGTAATATTGTTTCTTCGTCTGTAGTTACACTTTTTATACAATTACCTAGGTATTGAGGATTAATTAAATCTAAATCATCTCCTAAGTCTTCGTTTATAATAGTAGCACCAGTTAGCATTGCAAGATCATCTAATGTTTCTTTTTTAGCTACACCGTATGTTGGCGCATTGATAACATTAATCTTTAAATTACCTTTGACTTTATTCATTGCTAAAGTTGCAAGTACTGGTTGGTCTACGTCCGCGATTACAAGTAAAGACTTATTACCTTTTATAACAAACTCTAGCACGCTTTGAATTTGTCTTATATTATCAATTGGTGATTCAACTAATAATACATAAGGATTTTCTAATTCAGCAACTCTTTGGCTTTTGCTTGTAACAAAATGTGAGTTCGTTAGCCCTTTGTTGTATTGTACTCCGTCAACTATTTCTACTGCTGTAGTACCATCTGACGATGTTTCCATCATAACTACACCTGTTTCATCAACAGATCTAAAAGCATCACCAATTAATTTACCAAGTTCTGCATCGTTGTTAGTAGATATAGTAGCTATTTGATCTATCATATCTCCTTGTATATTAACTGAAATTGATTCTAAGTATTTAACTACTTTCTCAACAGCGTTGTCTATACCGATTTTTAAATCTCTTGAGCTAATCTTATCAGCTACATTGTAAGCTTCAGTTAATATAGCGTGTGCTAATACAGTTGCGGTTGTTGTACCGTCCCCCGCTTCACTTACGGTTTTTCTAGCAGCTTCTTTTAAAAGTGTAGCCCCCATATTTTCAACAGGATCTAATAGTATAATACTATCTGCTACTGTTACACCGTCTTTAGTTATGATTGGTCTTCCATTTCCATCTTCTAGCATCACACATTTACCGCTAGCCCCGAGCGTGGAGCTAACGGCTTTTGTGAGTTTTGTAATACCTTCAAATACTTTGTCCTTAGCTTCGTTACCGAAACTTAGGTTCTTGACAATTGCGTCTGACATAATTTAATTTAATTTGATTGAAGTAGTATTTTATTTAAAGGTCTTAACGACTTTAGGTCCATCTAAGAATTCCAGCTTTTTAGCGTAATGCTCTACTGTTGAATCAATAGCAGCTTCAGCGCCAGCAACTGTTTCTCTTCTGGTTACGTCGTTCCAAGTATCTTCTTTTTCTAGATCTTGGTATTCGGTTTGAAAAAAACCGTTTGGTAATTGGGTGATTCTCCAGTTAGTTTTTTCAGCTATATGCCTCCATAACTTTTTGGTTTCATCGGTAATTTGTGGTTCACTACTCCACGAATGAGTGCGGTAAAAAAGTGTCATTGGTTTTGGTTTATTGTTAATAGTTATAAGATTACGTATTTTTTAGTTTTTTTAAGTAATAAAAATAATCTTGATACTGCGTTTTAAGGTTTTATAGGGCGCTCACCATTTGGAAAATCTAGTTGTGCCGGATAATCCCTTAGTTCCTGCCTATAGGTTATATATTTAGAATGGTTTGGATGATCGGTTACCGCAACAATATAGTCTGTTGCTTGTAATTCTAAATCTCTCCATTCTTTTTCAGTGTTTTCAGCCCTATTATTAATTATTGAATTTTTTTTATTTTCTTGAGATTGTTTGTATGTTAGTATCATATGTATTATATTAATTAATTCTTACATAGCTTTGCGCGTCTAAATTTGTTATATCTAATAATCCTACTCCTATTGGAATATCATATTGATCAACTTGTTTTGCGTTATAGTTTAGTATATAATATGAATCTCCAGTTGGTTTAAAAGAAATACCCATAGCGTTTGCTCCAGCTGCTTTAGATTGTTTAAATATAGATGTGGATATATCCCACGGTGTTATTAAATCAAAATCATAAATTAAGTCATTTGCGTCTCCGGTTATAAACATTCTACTTCCATCCGAACTAAAATAAATCCCTCGGAGTGTAGTGTCTAATGAATTAATACTATAACTTTGTAAAAATGAGGCGGTACTTATGTCCCAAGCAGAGGATAAATTATATTGGCCTACTACATCACTGGTTGCATCAACAACGTACATTTTAAGGCCGTCTTCCTTGAAAAATAATCCCATCGGTGCTGTATATGGTAAATTAAGTGATTGTGTAAACACAGAAGTAGAAATATCAAATGCAACTGACAAATCATATTGATTAACATTATTATTCACATCTCCAATTACAAACATTCTATCTCCTTCGGGTTTAAAAAATATTCCTCTAGGAGAAGTGTCTTGTGCCGATATGTCAAACGATTCAATATAGGAAGATGTAGTAATGTCCCAAGGTGTGCCAATATTCCAACTTAAAACAGAATTAGTATCATCACCAGTTGTAAACATTTTAGATCCAGATGAATTAATGTATATACCCCATTGGGCGTTATCTGGACTCCCTACCCTATAAGATTGATTCAATGTAGTGGTGCTTATATTCCAAGCAGTACCTAAATCAAATTCATATATGGTATCATTTGAAGGGCCTGATATATACATTTTAGTTCCATCCGCTTTAAAGGTTAGAGCGGCTGGAGAAGTTTCGTAAGCTGAAATATCTAAATCTCTTACAAAAGATAGGGTGCTTATATTATAAGCAGACATAGAATACTGATATACTTTATTATTAGCATCACCTAACGTATAAAGCTTAGTACCGTCATCACTAATAAATAGTTGGTTTGGCAGGCTGTCTTGCGCTGCTATGCTTTTGATTACAGGAGCAGGACCTGCTAAATACGTAGATGGAGAATATGGTGTGGTAAGTGTAAATTCTACAATCTGATCACTGTTGGTTGACATATAGTACATTTTAGTACCAGCCTCATTTGATGCTATCCCCCTCCCCTCATCTCCATAGCCAGTAAGGTTGCCTGTTTGCGATATATAAGATAATGTTGTTAAATCATAAGGAGTTCCTACGTTATATGATGCAATATATCTACTACTTGAAACGTGAGTATACCATATAGTACCATCATTATTAAACCAATGCCCCGCGTTTGGTGAATTACTAGCCCCATTATTAATAAAACTTGAATAAACAGCGGTTGATATGTCCCAGGCGGTTGAACAATTAAATGTTTGAATTTGGTATGGGTCTAAACCACTTAAAAAGAATTTAGTTCCATCGCTACTAAATTGCATCCATCTAGGCGAACTCTGATATAAATCTGTAGCATATGTGCCAGCTAATGATGAAATATCTATATTATATTTTGATGTTGCAGCATTTGGATAAGACGCAGGGTCTAAAAGCAAGTTACCAGCTTTTAACCACGTTGAATCCGTTTCATCTGTATAAAGTGCAGGTACGTTAGCAAATTGAGATATTCCATTTAATCCAACTGAACTTCCACCACCAGTTGCTAATTCATTTGCTCCTAAATATATTGCCATTTTTTATGTATTAAGTTGTTATGTATATTGTTGATGCTGAATACGAAGGCAGTGCATCATATTCTGCTTGTGTTAATGTAATAGTTTTTACAACTGAATTATCTACGTTGTTGCTAGCTATAGTGTTGTCAGCTATTAATTCGCCTAATACTTTTGTTGTTGCCATTTGTTATTTGTTACTTTTGTTAATGCCATGTTATTTTTTTAAGCCGCTAATGAATGATATTTTATTGTAAAGTCCCATAGTTTTTAAATTATTTTATTTACAGCGACAGCTTTGTGTTGTCTCGTGTAAGAAGGAATAGTTGTAGCTTTACTTACCCAAGTAGCACCATAATCAGTTGAAATTTTTATGTTGCTTCCACTATCTGCTGTTGCAACTACAGAACCTGAAGCGTTACAACCTACTGAAGAATAAAATCCAAACCCACCAACAGTAGATGTTATTGAACTCCAAGTCTCACCATAATTAGAAGATTTAAGTACGTTAGCCCCAATCGCCATATACATATATTGACCACTATAGCTTGAATCTCCAAAACTAAAATAATCATTAAATAAGCTGTTTATGATTCTACCAAAAGAAACTCCATAATTTGTAGATCTATATATCCAACCATAAGATTGAAATATTACATATTGACCTGTACCGCTACATATCATTGTTCCTCTATATGTACTTTGAGGAAGTGTTCCATTTGTAAAAGTAGCTCCATAATCTGTAGACCTTGAATATCGAGTTCCATTAGCATCAATACCGAATTGATATTGACCATTATGGCTCATACATGCCCCAAAATATCCTGTACCATTAGTTATTCTTGTATATCCTGTAGCTGAAGGCCACAAAGATCCCCAATACTGCTGAAAATTGGTAAACAATTTATAGGAACCATCATAACTAATAGCGGATTGACCCCAATTAGTTAAATTATAACCACCTTGAAAACCACCCCAAGATGCTCCATAATCTCCTGTTTGCAATCCATTGTTCCTACCTCCTGAGACACCTGCATTACCAACACCATTAATAGCGAGTCCATATATAAAAGTATCCGAATCACCTGCAGTCCAACTATTTCCTCCATCAAGTGAATAAGATGATTGTTGAGGGGTACTATCGCCTGTGGTTGAAACGGCTTGAATAACAGAACCATCTGTTAATGGGGCTGCCCCTGAACCTGTACTTATTAACCTATCACAAAAAGACATAATTTATATTTTAAAGATTAATGTCAAACAATACTACATCTTTCTTGCTTTTTAAAGCATTTATTTCTGCTTCTATTGAATCACTTTGTGTTCTTAACGCTGCTCTTTCATCTTTAATAGATTGTGGCGTAGGTTCTCCGCTATCTGCTTCACGAATAATGTACCAATCTGTTGCAGATAATTCACTACCTACCATAGATTTTAATTGACTTACTTTTTGCTCTTTTAATTCAGCTAAAGTTTCCTTGATAGGTTTTTCAATTACATCGTAAGTATATACATCGCCGACAAGTTTAATTTCAGAAAGCTCCTCAGTTAAATAATTATACTCAGGAGTGATAACATCTTTAAATCCTATTTCTTTAGCTTTTTCGTCAGTTAAAATTAAATATAAGTTATCCCCATATTTAAAGTTTTTAGGATATTTAGAAAAAATCTTTATTTCTCCGTTTATTTCTATTGCTTTCATATTCTATGGGGTTAAACTAGATATTGTTAAATAAAAAGTATTAGTATCTACACATAAAACCTGTATAAAATTCAAGTCTACATTAGGGTCTATTTCGCCATTTAATATAACTATTGTTTTACCTGTTGCATTAAAACTTAACCCAAACGTAGAGGCGACTGTGCAGGATATACTTTTAACATCACCTATATTATAATTCGTAAAAGTTAATGTATAGAAATTACCTTGATCTGCTAATAAAGTAAACGAAGTGCCTAAAGAAAAGTCTATATCTAGTGATGAATTAGCACTATTTAATACAACTATATCGGTAAACTCAGCTCCAAGTTTTGATTGCGTAATAGTAGCGTCTTGTAACTTACCACTACTTACAGCTAAATCTTGCAGTTTTAAAGTACTAACCGCAGCATCTTGTAATTTACTAGTGCTCACGGCTAAATCTTGTAGTTTTGAAGT